TTACCAGCAAACTCTTTAATTTTATCGTTCATTCTTCAATACCAAACCGATCTTTTAATATACGAGAAAGATACCAAGCATTATCCTGAGTAACATTTATTTCTTTTGCAATGTTAATACTATCTTCGATAATAAGCTTAGCAAACTTTTCAAGCGATGGTCTGCCAACATACCATTGATACTTGTCATCCCAGCCAATGTCTGCTTTATCCGCAAGTAATTTAATCCGTTCGTTCATTGTATTCTTTCATATCAATATGCCCATGCTTAGCATAAAACTCTGCATACGCCCAACCTTTCTTAAATGCATAGTATCTTGCATCAGCTAGTTTCTGTCCTTGTTCAGTCATTGGTACCTGATAAGATTCGGCATTGCGCCATGCATGATATACTAACTTATCTTCATTCATTTCAAAATATTTTGCTATCTCAACACCCGGTGCAGCATCAGGATTATCTTTGTCTATCTGAATACATCTATTGATAATTAATTCTGCGAACTTTTGATTGTATTTGCTCATATCGCAAGTACCATTTGGACGTGACTGAACAGCGTTAACTGCTTCCTCAGCCAGTATTTTGATTTTCTCGTTCACTATTCCTCCAATAATAAAGCAAGTGCTACCGCAACTGCGCCTAATAAAAATGATATAATTTGATGTGTCATCAAATATACAATGCCTGCGCCTATACTTAAACCATATAACACGTTAATCATTCAGTGTTGGTTCTATTCGTACAGGCGGATAGGTCAACTGAGGACCTCTGATCCAATCAATAATTTTCATAATAAAGTTCATACTTGCCCTGTCATTTTAAGCGCTATCCAAACCCAGCATAAGCCAATAATGAAAACTTCTACTGAAAGTATGTAAATCCAGTTATTTTCTAGCCATGTCCAAAATATATCAAACACTTGTATTCCTTGGTTAAAACTGCTTTCTGGGTGGGTCTGCGATGTTGGCAGACTTTTATGCTATTATATAGCATCCTTGCCAAAAAGTCAAATAATAGTTAACCATATTTTGATTCTTCCAAACGTATTTTTAACTCAAGCTCTTGATCCTTCTCAATATCTTTCTTTTGTTTAATTATTCTTTGTATTCCTTCAATATCTGGTCTATCCGCCCAAGTCCCTACAAAATATCCCTGCATCTTTTTTGCTTTGGCTAGAATCCCACCGTCACCTATATCAATGAACACATATCGATATGGGCTACCTTGACCTTTTATTACTCTTGAAGAAATGCCGTTTTCAATATCTCGATTTAAAAAATCTGTATACTCTTTAAAGTTGCCGGCAACAATATACTTAATGTCTAATGGTTTATCTGTAATGCCTAAAGCCTTCTTTGCCATATACGACTCAACAATCATATCACCATCTTCACCCATTTTATTCTCCATTATCTAACGTAAACTTCTACTCTTGCTTGACGATTAATACCTGTAGAATCTTGACAACAACTAATATAGTCACCCGCTGACCAAGTTTGACCACCCGATAAACCTATACCACCGCCTACATCATCTGAACCAGTATTGCCACCTGGCCAACTTCCTCCACCATTTTCATTCCAGCCAAATCCCCATCTTGCACTATAATTATCTGTCCAATTAAATCCATAGAAGTTAATATCTGATTGGCTTGAGAAAATTCCGTTCTGCCAAGAGTTAGATGATTTTGCTAATCTTATAAATCTTCTATTTCCTGCAGTAGTACCAAACCAATTAACCAATGTTTGTGTTGTGCCACCGTTATAGTTATTTTCTAACCAAGTCCAACAACCGAATGGATTAGTTGAGGGGGATGTACCGAAACCTCCACCTGTTGTTAATATGTCTGGCCATACAGCCATTATGTCTTTAGATGCGTAATAGTTAAATGTATCATATTTAGCATCAGCATTGCCTCTAGTTACATCTGAAGGATTTAATGTATTAGTAGTTGTCCAATAATTTGCACCATACTGGAATGTTGACCCCGAATTAGTTGCCTTCATGGCTAACATCCAACCGCCACCATCTGCAGCCGAATCCATAATGCAATAGGTTTGTGTAGGAGTACCGTTTAACGTAATCCAATACATACCATCTGTATTTGTATTGGTCTGTGCTTTAATGAATACTGCGCTACATGCTGAAAGATCTGAAGACGAGCCCCATTGAATAATCGGATCAGGTGGTAGCCATGAAGGACCTGTAAATCCAAATTGCGGTGCAGGTACAGGTGTGCCATCAGAATATTCTCCACCTGGTAGTAATCTTCTTTCAGCACCATATAGATTAAATGATAGATTATCGTTAGTACCCATACATGCAATCTGAGTATTTGCATCTAATGTTGCACCTAACACCATACCAATATTATCACCGGCGTTTATAGCTATATTCGCTGCTAAAAAATATGCTCCGGTAAATGCAGTTAACGGTGATACTTGAGCATTAGTTCCCATCGGCGGGATAACCGCTGCAGAAAACCAACTATTCATTGTAGATGATCTATTACAAATATTAAGACCAGATATCGTTGCAGTTGCGTCTGGGGGGCAAGTATATAATGAAATCAAACTGTTTGCTACGTTCGCAGTATTTACTTGACCAAGAATTTTATAAGTATAAAAATATGCCATAATTAGCTCCTAAGACTATAGGACTATTTATGACTAGAGTAAGCGCTCCCTACATACTTGTCTACCGTTATATCAAACGAAATAGATCGTCTTGGCTCTTTGTTAGTTCCCTCAGGCACTTCATGTAATAGATTTGAATTCCAAAATACGACTTCACCCTCAATTGGAACTACTCTCCAAAAGTCAGAATTAAAAACATCATGTTCTCTAATTTCATCTGCAGGAAATGCGGCATTAAACTGATACATTGGATTAGTAAATATTATAGGTGCTGACCCCTCAGGTGTATCTACATAATACGTTCCACTAATCATATAACCATAGTGATTATGAACAAATTGCCTAGCATCGGGGTTAGCATACTCGTTTAACCATAAGTTTCTAACTTCATATGAATAGAAATCCATATGAAATCCTACTTTCTTAAGATACTCTGTACCCCATCTAAGTATAGCTAATTTTAGTTTATCTACATCTTCAGGATTAGTATAGTTATCTTTTACAACATGCTTATTTGCATTTTGTTTTACAAAATTAGTAACTGTTCTATCACCATCTACTAAGGTGTGTCTATTTTCGGCAAATATTTTTCTAGCCAAAGGTAGATATTCGGACATATTTGCTACGCCGAGTCCTACGCTAAAGATTGGAAATACTTTCATCACTTAGAATAAAATGATATACCTAACAGAACAATGAATAGTATATACATAATTCCAAATGTAATTACCCATTCTAGAATGGTGTAATTTTGCAATACACTAAGAACTCTCGGAAAGTTCTTATTTAGAAAAGCATTAAGTTTCCAGCCCATATTAACTAGCCTCCGTAAGTTTCTCTAATTGATCACGTAACTCATAATAACCTGCATCTTGCAATGCTCGACCAAAGTCACCGCTATCACCTAACCTTTTCCAATGCTGCATAGATTCGTAGACCATTTCCATTTCGACGTGCAGTTCTTCTGCTGTCATTTGCTTAATTTGCTCTTTGGTTTTGCGACTCATTGTTTCTCCTTATCTTCATTATATCTTATTATAGCATAAAATGGACAAGAAGTCAAGCATTATTTTATTATTGTTTTGCTAATTTTGCTTTAAGATATTCGATAGCAAACTGAAAACCGACTTTTTTATGGAAGTCGGTCTTGTTCTTTACGGGTATAAGTTTCTTAGCAATTATTAAATCGTTAATACAATCTTCAATTGCTTTCTTTTGATCATCTGTATACATTATTAAGTTGTATGGCCTGTTTTCTGCAGTGTTTGTTTATGCTCATTATATTTCTTGTAGTGCATTCTTGCTTGATTAAATTTGCCTGCACGCACAGCTTGAATATATCTATCAAAGTGTTTAGACATTTGTCTCTTTTGATGACCTACATCTAAACCTCTTTCATCTAATTGATCAAAAACTTCTTCTTCTTTTACGCAGGAACCTGGTGAATATGCTTTCTTACCTGGTTTAGGTTTATATCCTGTCCAACAGCGACCTGCTTCATCTAATTCATTCATCTGCTTTTTTACAATTTTATGCGGATGCCATTCTGGTTCGTTGCTATCATCTGTTTTAATATGAACACCCTTTTCGCCAACTCGTGTGACTACACCTACACGTTGTTTGTGTCCGCCAGGATAATCTTCTTTACTTGTATCAGCTACGACTTTATCTCCAACACGTAAGTTGGTTTTAGGTAGTGGTCTATCTGGACGCTTAGCTTCATCTAGTTCAACTTCTTCAGCTATTTTAATGATACGATGACCTTTTGATTTAGCCCATTGCTGTGCTTTCTTTTTAGCCTCACCATATTTGCCATGCACGCTGATATAGTGCTCACCCTCTTTATGCTTAGAAAAATCAATATTTTTATGCGGAGTAAACATCCACATACCTTCCCCTGCCGGGCGCTTGCCATGGCTAAATTCATAATGATGTGACTGAACTTCAACTGCCTCATCAAGATCAACTTCTTCTTTTATCTTTTCGATATGCTTGCCAAGTTGCCATTTATGCGTAGGATTACCATTGGTATGAATATAAACTTCTTTTGCTTTACCGTATGCTAAAATGCTTCGAGCTTTGTTTATAGCGTGATCGTAGTCATTAACTGTTTGTTCAGTATCTCCGTGCTTAACAGTATATTCTGTTTGCTCACCAATATCCTTAAGCATTTTCATATAATTATTGACAACACGTTTTCGTGTAGATGGAGTCTGTTTCTTATACACACCTTGACCAGGTTGATTGATTTTTCTAGTCTTAGCTTTTTGTATTTTATCTACAGTAGATGAGGATTTAGTCGAACTAAAGGGATTGTGAAATGCGGGATTAGAGGTCTCCCCTACAGCAGCAGACTTTGTTTTGGTCTTTGGATATGTATTCTTTTTAGTATATAGACCAGCGTCAATCTCACCAACACCCATGGTGGACTCGTCCTGTCTAGTGCCCTGAATATCTCGTTTCATTATGGCACCCTGCAGGCTATTGATCTTGCTCTTGGGAATAGTTTTACCTAAAGTGTCAACTGCTACTACTTTAAGACCTTCTCTAAGCTTTCGTAAGGTTTTCATGCTAAATCCCGTAAATAATAATATTTATAGTTTTACGGAATTAAAAGATACGCCCAAGGACAAAAGCGGCATTTAAAGCAGACCAGAATAGGTGCCAATATCCCCACCCCATACTACCCTCTTCGAATGCTATCATTGACCAATGCCAGAACAATATACAAAATATTATACTAATGAATATCATGCATCAATCCATTCGACTCTAACTTTAAACTTACCCATCATTGAGTTATCTTCATTTGCGGGAATAGCAACCATTGCTGCATTATACAATGGATCAAATGCTTGCTGCAAATCCATAGTGATTCTTTCAATCTGATCGCCAGTGTACTCTTGCTCAAATAGTTTAATCATATCATAATCAGTAATCTGTCGTTTTCGCCATACACTCATCTATGTAGCTCCGGATCCTCAAACGGATCAGTTTTCTTAACACCATCTAATATATCTCGACATAACGGTTTGATTTCGTGCAAAGGCATGCGGTCAAAATATGTTAAGCAGTTATCAAAGTTCTTTTGTGACTCATTTAGCTCGCCTCGTTTAATTGCAATAATGGGTAACATTAAAACGAGTAAAATAAGCAATATAAATTTAATCATTTTTCATCTCACGTTTACGTGCCTCTTCAACTTTTCTTTCTAGTTCTTTAAATGATGCACTTGCTCGCAATTTAGCTGCCAATGCATTGTTCTGATGGACTCGATCCATCAGCATTTTATTCATTTCACCTATTGGATATTTAATCAATACATATGCAACATATTGATCGCCTTCTACTAGAATCTTAGCATCCTCTTGCTGAAGACCAGATAGCTTAACTAACAACGCATCTTGATATGTAGTTACGGATGCCTGATTAGAAACATCTGCAGAACGCGAGGGCCCTATCTCATCCATGAATAATTTCATTGTAGAATTAATCTCACCGTCAATTGTTACTGCCATCTGTGCTCTTGCTAGCATAAGGGCTTTATTAATTGCCATTTGCATATCTCGAGATCTAGCTGATGCACGATCATAAAGGGCTTCAGGATCCTTTGGTGGTTTAGTATACCAACTAGGCATATTGTCTACAGACTTAACCATTTCTTTATGAATTGCTTCACGTGAACCTGGGCTAGGGGTACTACATCCTACCATTGCTAGCATGGCTGCGATTATAGTTAGATTTCTCATTTTGATATCTTTCATAATTAACGAAACTTCTCAGATTTAGATGATGCAATGAAATAAGGTATTTTAACTATCCTTCGATCACTCTTTGGAATCTCTTGCAAACGGGAATTAAATTCCGCAAAGTTAAAACGTGTTCTAAAAGGAATTTCTGTCTTTGTTGCTACAGCAATTAATATTTCCCCTACTTGCTCGGTATCGTCATACGACGAAGGAAAATATGCATTAAACGAGTAGGCAGAATCTCTTGATGGGAATTCTGTATAGTGTTTAATTCTTTTACTAGGTTCAAAGTTGTTTGGATATATTCTTTGAACCTGTTCGAATTCTTGAAGATACGGTGAGTATACAAATAAAGTTATATACAATGGAACGTTTGGTCTTACAATAACTCTAACTGTTTCACCATCTTTGAGCATTGTCTTTTCTAATCGAATCTCGGGGTCAAAGCTTGTATCTATTTGACCAGCATCTCTTTTAATATCTGCTTCAAGAGACACTCTGCATATTCTTTGATTAGTTAATTGTATAACTTCTTGAGATTTATCTCTGATTGCAACAACTATTCCTTCTGTGGTTGCAGATGTTGAAGTCAACAATTGACATATATCTTTATTTGCAGTCTTATACTTATTAGTGTCGTTGCATATCTGAAATTGTGATGCAGTAATAGTTTGACCTGTTGCTCTTTGAATAGCTCCGCTTAATGCTGTGTTCTCAGCATTGCGACAAGCAGTCTTTTCTGATACTTCGGGACCGAAGTATTCATCTGCTGAAGTTTTATACCATTCCGCATGAGCAGGAATAATAGAACATAATAAAGATGCCAATATAGCATTTTTCAATTTCATTTTTTTATCTTTTTAGGATATTTAGTACACCAAAGACATTTTTCAGATTTATTACCAAAGAAATAAAGTTTAGTATCAAAGTATTGTGTTTTACACACTTTACATATGAACTTCTTTAGTTCAGGCTCTTTCATCTTGCAATTCTTGAATACGTTGTTCTAATACAGATATTGCAGTATTAAAATGACCAGTGCCTTCAGTACTAGGGTTATAGTAATAGCGACGTAGAGTTTCTGCCTCTGTCTGTAATACTGCAATATATTCATCTTTGCTTGTAAAATACTGTTTCGTAATCATAATATATCCTCGTTATTTTGTAGAAATCCAACCACCTAAGCTTTGTAGATCTTTGCCTGCACCTGTTACTAGCCCAGCTGTAGTATTACATGCTGTGATAAAACATACTATACTAATTAGTAAAAGCATTTTAATATTCATCTGCTGCTCCCATATAATCTAAAATATTGTTAATAGAATTGATAATAGTGTCGTTATAGTCCTTATCAATATTTAAATATCTCCCACTCATATTTTCATCTTTAAGCATTTCTGAAAGATTCCGTAGATTGCCAATAGTTATTCTATCAGCAGTTTCATAATCTATAGTTATGCCTGTATTAGGTTTATCCTCAGGAGCTCTTTTCATACCATTCCTTTAAATTTTTGCAACCTTCTTTATAGTCAGCCGACCCGTTTAGTTCTATAATTTCGCACGGGTGCTTAGCATTTTGCCTAGGGAATCCAACAGTAAGGAATATCACAATGGCAAATGCTAATATACAAACGATTATTAACTCTAGGGGAGTCAGCGGTCTCATGCAACTGCTGGCGCAGCTTCCACCACCTTCTTGTTACCATACTCAACTATCCAAACGCCCCATGAACGCTTTTGAATGCGGTCTAATGGTATTTTGTTTAGATAACAAAATTTCCATGCATCTAAATAAAAGGAAAACTCTCGCATCATTCACATCTCCGTATTAGTGTTTATATGCTAATTATATATTCATGTGAGCTTCTTGTCATGAACAAGTTGTTCAAAAGTAGACCAGAGTATATCAAACTTCTGCTTATATAAAGAATTCAAACCAAGTAAGTAATTCATTTGTTCATCTTTGGACATATATTCCTGCCTATCATAAAGTATGTTAATGTCGTCTGTCACTCTCCAACAATCCAATATTTGCTGCTCCAAATCAAATCGGTCACTCATAGATTCTCCATAGGGGTTCCATTGCTGCGTTTATCGCGTATAGTTTCTACATCTTGCTCAAATTTCAATTCCTGCATTGTCTTTTCGCCAAACGCTTTTCTAGGATTCATACACATTGTGCATTTAGGATCACCACAATTCAAAATATGTGTCTTATGGTTTCGATGTGGTTGTTCAATATACTTCCATTTACCATTCTTATGCATATGGTAATCTTTTGCAATACGTACTTGCTTATTGATTGCATTTTGATCTTTTAGCAAGCGTTTGCTTCGCTTATCCTTATCTTCTTGTGCACTCATGCTGCTACCTCTTCTCGAATAAATAATTGCTTAGCTGGAAACTGAATCTGACCATCATAATCAAGTTGATCTTGCTCGTAAGGAGTAAGATAGCTGTCCTTCTCAATACTAAAATACACGATGTGTTCACGAAAGTAATTATCATTTGACTCTACACGAGGACGGAAAAAATCTATTAGACTACGAATAGATTGCCCACTACGACTATATTCGCCTAAATCATACCAATAGTCATCTCCGCCTTTAGCTTTCCAATACTGAGGGCATTCACCTTTGCCATCCCAAGTGTGTGCGCCATAGTTTTCATATACTTGTGTTTGAATAACGAGTTTCATAATATATCCTTATTGACTATTAAGTTTTGGTGAATATTGATTAATAAATTCACGTTCAAGTTTATGTGCTACAGGTTTACCTCGTACAACTTCTAAAATTTGTGCATAGAATTGCTCAGGGCCAAACTTACGAATGGCTTTGCACAATGACCAATTTTTATCTTCGGTCAATGCTCTTCTAATATGTTTTTGTATACGGATTTTAAGGTCTTTCTGACGAAAGCCCTGAGTAATACCTATATAGAAGTCACCCGTTACTGTGTTGGTGATACTATATACGATATGTCTACGATCAGATCTCTTTTTTCTCATCATACCACTATTATAGCACAAAATGGTACAGTTGTCAAGCACTTTTTGAATTAACACTTTAATAATTATTAAGTTGTTAATATTATATATCTAATAACCGCCCGTCACATATGTGAGTATTTGCACTTGTTTGCTTGAGCCAAATATCGCCACAACTGACACATCTCCACGCTACCCCGTCTCTGCTAAAGGGGTAATACTGTATCAGATGTGCTCCCTGTTTTGTTGTTATCTTTTCTATAGAGAATAATTGTTCCATCTTTCTCCTCAACAATTAGTTCGGTGCCTTCTTCCCACCCAGTTTCGTCTAGAAGTTCTTGAGGAAGATCTAATACTGCTGATCCATCCTCAAGAATCTCTGATACATTAGCGGTATATCTTGGCAAATTATTTTCGTTTTTCTGCATAAAATATGTGTCTGCCTATTTTTGCTACTTTTCGTTTGCCCCATTTGGGGTTTACCTGATCATTATGAAAGTATAAAGCACCTTCTAATTTAGCTAGACGTACATTATTAAATAATACTTTTCTAGCTGCTTCTTTACTCTCTGCCCATCGTTCTCTATTTACAGGCTTATTTGCATAATCTTCACAAAACCAACTGAATTGACAAATTGTCTTTTCTTCAATTTTATCTTTTTGATATACTACGCCACATATCGAACTAGGAAATCTTCCAGATTCTACTCTGTTCATTGTAACTTGAGCAACAGCAATTTTACCTTCGAAGGGTTCTGAGCCTGCTTCGTAGTATATGTTTTTAGTTAAACAATTTTCTTGTTTTGTTAAACTTATATGTTTCTGTTTTGCTCTTTCGTATTGTGTCTGTATATCTATTACGTTAATTTCTAAAGTTTTGGCGCTAATACTTGGCACATCTGTGTACATGCATAATAAAAGCGTAAGGCTAATAGCTTTGAATAAAGCAGTTATGCTTATTTTCATCTATTCCTCCTAGTTGTTGAACACGCTCACCTTGTAACGGCTATCGATGTCTTTAAGAAAGAACCAACACCCGGATCATAATCAAGTCTTTGTATGTATATTAAATTATCATATACATATTTTACATCATATCCAATTATTTTTGAATATGATCTATTTTGGGATGCACATGCTTGCCTTGCTCCCTTGGATGGACTAGCTATATCAGAACCAATTCCTGCGCCAATTATTGTTCCTGTAATTGCATAAACGGCGTTATGTTGTGCTCCAATTGCTCCACCTATAACAGCTCCTAAAAGAGCCCCTATTCCTTCGTTATTATTCTGAGTACAATCCTTATTTGATACCTTTTCATCTTGGTATACTGGAATTGATTCTATAACTTTTGCAACAGGCGTATTTACCCCCGGCATCTTATTTGTATTTTGAACTCTCACTTCGGCCATTGCCAAACTAGAAAGGCAAAGAGTACCTATCAGTATTAATTTTTTCATGATTTTACCTTTTAAGAAGTCTACGAATTTACGTAGAGGATAAGGTTACCTTCTTATCGCATGCCTAATTATATAGTATGTTTTGAAAGATGTCAAGCCCCGGTTTGTCCGAGGCTTTCAAATTTGATTATTCTAGTGGTAGGCAGTTTAGTACCCATTGTTGATTCTCCTCGTCCCAATTATAGCCAATTGCACCACCTTGCGGGTGCGGTTGACCATCATTTGCGGGTAGCTGTACCGGGGGATCCCAGGTACAAGATTGTTCATTTAATATCCAACTTGGATATGGTTTTACTGGTATGAATGCGTCTCTTTGTGCATCGTACGTCATCCCAGGACCTGCATAATTTTTCCTTAAAGCTTTTGCTTGATTATCAGATGGTTGATTTGTACCTGAGATATAATGTACTCCACCTCTGGTATTATAACTTGTTTGAATCCACTGAGATATATCGCCGTGTCTGCCACTATCAATATCTTCTTGATCAGCAACTATGACAGTATCAACTATGCCGTTTATTACTTTTGCAAAATGCCCCATTTTATCCTCTCATAAGTTAAATTCCTCCTGCGGGCGGGAAAGCCCCAGAAAGATAAGCTCTTACGTCGTTATCAGAAATGCCTTGATTGCCCGCAGGACCACCTGGAAAAGTTATTGATCCGGGTCCTGTCCATGTAAATACCCAATACCCTTGATTATTTGAAAGATTCCCATCTGGACTTAACATAATATTCGGAGACCCTGCAGTTGAATATGCATTACCATATATCACCGGATAGCGAATCATACATCTACCGCCAGATCCCGCAGTGCTCATTCCTGGAGATGTTGCTCCTCCGCCGCCACCACCTGTACCTGCAATAGATGCACCATATAGAACATTTGCACCTTTTGGTCCACCTCCCCATCCGCCCCCACCTATGCCACCTACACCTCCCATAAATGCACCGCCTCTAGTAGGATTACCTGGAGTGTTAGTAGTTACACCTGCGCCGTTTTCAGATTGAGATGCACCGCCTCCACCTCCAGCGAATGCTTCGTTTGCCCATCTCCAATTTATAATTAAACCATTACCACCATAACCGCCAATTTCTTGCGTGTTATCTCCGCCTCCAGCTTGACCTGGGCTTCCTGCTTGTGAATAACCTCCGCCACCTGCAGCTCCACCTAATTGATTTGTAGCAGCACCTGGGCTCCCACCAAAAATACCTGCGGTTGATTGAAACCCGCCCGGACTTCCTTGTAGTATATTAGGGGTTAAACCATATAGATTAGCGGAAAATATACTATTACTAGCATCCCGCCCATGACCTCCACCTGAACCACCAGGCCATCCCATACCTTGATTGCCTCCACCTGGCGCACCGCCACCCGAACCACCGCCTGCAGCAATAATACTCAATGAGGTTAATCCCACATTACCTGCAGGGGTAGTTATTGAACTTGGACTGCCATTAGAACCAGCGTGAATACCTGCTTGACCCGATGCAGTAGGAGTATTACCTACTCCGCCACCACCGCCAATAGATATTGATACTGTAGAATTAGAACCAGTAGTTAATATTAGAGTTCCTCTGGCTACACCGCCAGCACCACCGCCCCCTTGTCCCCCACCTGCGCCACCACCTACTAAAGCATATTCTATGAATACTGGTCGTGAGGTATCTAATTTAGAAAAGATGTTAGGTAGATTTCTATCATTGAATCTAGTTCTACTAATTTTTCTACTATTGAAATTTGTAATACTCATAACTATTCTTAATCCGAATGATCAACATAATTTCTAAGAGGAGTAAAACTTAGAATACCTGGACCGTTAAATTTATATACAGTATAACCACTCACATTATTGAACGTTTCCACATTTCCAGTAATAGCAACCGCTGTATATGCTGTAGGATATCTTAGGATCGCAGTACCAGATCCGCCATTACCGCCTGGACCACTTTGTGCTCCACCGCCACCGCCTCCGGTGTTTACATTTCCCGCAAAGCCAAAAGTGGTTGCACCATTTCTGCCAGGTCCTCCGCCACCGCCTCCACCACCTTCGCTAGGTGGTGCGTAAATATCATTTTGAGAAGAGCCGCCACCGCCTCCGGCATAAGCTATAGTTGGTCCTATCCAATTATTGGTTGTACCGTTACCGCCTTTGCCGCCTCGTTCTCCTCCTGGACCACCGCCGCCTGAAGCACCTCTATTTCCTGCTTGGGAAAATCCACCGCCTCCTGCTGCGCCAGCATGTTCATTACCCGAACCGTCTCCGCCCTGATTACCTTGTCCGGGAAATCCTAAACCTCTGCCTTCATTATTTGGTACGTCTCGTCTTGCGCCGCCTCCTGATCCACCAGGTGATTGCTCTCCTCCTCCGCCTACTCCATACCCCGTAAAAACAGGAGTTGAAACTGTAGTATTGCTACCTCTACTACCGGCAGTTCCGCCTGCACCTACTGAGACATTTACTTTTACGTTGGGAGATGCACCGCTTCCTATTTGAATAGTTCCTGAAGAGACGCCGCCGGCACCACCGCCACCTTCGTTGCCTGCGCCACCACCTCCAACCAGATAATAATCTATTGCTGGAGGACCGGAGAACCCTAGAGCAGATATATCTGGGCGATTGTTACGTGAATTTGCGCGCTTACCTTCACCTGCGTGATTTCTTGTCGAAAATCTTCTTGTGCTCATTTTTCATTTCAATTAGTTGAATTGCTCTGCACCAAATGCATTAAAGGCAACATTACCCGAAAAAGCAAATACTTGAATAGAATCATTTGCTCCCATTGTAATGCCTAAGGAAAGTGCAATGCTATCTTGCGCAGGTAATGCTGTGTCATATGCTATATATGCATTAGGAAATAAAGGACTTCCACTAGGAACAAGCGCTATTCTAAAAGTGGTATTAGTTACATTATAGTTACATGCAGTTACTGTAGAAACAACTGCACTCTGTGCCAAAGGGACAGTATATAATCTACTTAACGTGTTGGGTCCGGGCGACTGTTGACCAAAAATCTTATATCTTGTAGGCATTAAATTTCCTTGTTACATTCCAGATAATAAAAACGGATCTATGGAAGGATCATAGTTAAAAGTATTAGTAGCAAAAACAGTAGCTACACTATTTGCAGTCAATTGTTCCTGCCATCCAACAGATACTCCGTTATATACTACTAACTTATATATCTTGTTGTTTGCTGGGTTAAACCATTCATCCCCCAACGCCCCGTTAGGGGGTTGGGTTCTAGAAACAAAATGTGCCATTGTTATGCCTGTGCTTCAGTCCAGCTGATACGAGAATTAATAGAAGTATTGCCGAAGAACGGAGTAGCACAAACTGTGATCATGTCTGGTCCGTCTGGGAATCTTCCTGTTACTGTATTTGCAAAAAAAGAGTTGCCGCCACCTAAAATACTTGTACCTAAATCTCGAACCAACTGCATATCTTGCTGAGTTTGTCCAGTTGATTGAGTGAAGAATGAGAAAATATTTTCTCCACCTATAATAGTTGCACCTGTTGCATGGAATGCGTACTGTGCTAAACTAGAACCACCTACAGGTGCCCAAGCTCCATCAGACGGTCTACCATTTAGAATAACTTCTACACGATATGGACCAGTTGTAACAGCATCCATTTGTCGTAGAACTAACTGCATTCTGTTAATAAGTTCTCTGGTTCCCAATATGCCAGTTAAACCACTATCTACTGAGGGAGAAATACGTAAACTTATAATAGGCGCTCTTCTGTTTGCTGCTAAATTAATCAAAGTATTATTTTGACCAATATTAAATATCAAAGATTTATCATCATCATATTTACCGTCCATTATAACTGAAGATCCCCAATGATTTAATGAACTAGCATTTTGCGGAGAAGAAAGTTCTACTGAAACCGGTGAAGTACTTGTAACATTAAATGTATTTGCTGAAGCAACTCCACCAAATACTGCTCTTTGATTAATTGTTAAAGTGTTCGCAGATTTTGCACTATATGAAATATACTCAATAGGCGATCCTTGATTACCTGATCCTGTCACAACAATAACACCTACATTCGGAAAGTCTGTTGCATCACGAAGAGTTAGAGTTGCGCCGGTCGATGCTGCGCTAGATAAACTTGCAGCTAAAACTGAATATGGTACACGAGTGCTGGTCTCATATCTAGCTGCCATGTTACCTGAACGCATATATGCTTCGGTATTTTGATTATTGTTTATAATTCTATGACAATAAACAACTTCGCCTCGGTTATTCTTAAAGCCAAATCTAATAGCTCCAGCACCGTACCAAGAATAATCTATATAAAACATCTGCATCTTGGTTAAATCTAAGGTCATACCACTAGCTCCGGTACCATCCATTCTATCAATGTTCCATTGCGATTGCGGTATTCTTATATCTACAATTTTACTTATGGTGCAATTAAAAGCATTAACACCTCGATATTCTGGGTTAACGACCATTTGCGTATCGCCAAGTATAGATTCGACTAAATATGTCATTCCTCTAATACTAACAAAATCTCCAGGAATTAAATTTTCTGAAAATCTTGTACCGATTCCGGTCACCACTGGACTTTGCGCATTTACTGTAACTACGCCTGGCATTTGTTGTGTACTTGAACGTTTTACAACATATAATTGCTGACCGTCAAACTCAAAGAAGAATCCGTTTTGGTCGTCAAACATACCAAGGCGATTTTTAGATCCGTACCAATTATTAGCATGTACATTAATAGGATAACCTGTTGCCCTAGTTACGGTTGGTGCACTTCCTGATTGATATGTAAATACTGTAGTATTTGCAACAGACGTTACTGGATATGCTCCGTCGTACCCTGCATCAACTGCGCCATATACGATAACATTACAACCTACATTAATGTTGTGCGGATATTTAGAATATACAGTAACATTCGAGCCGAAGGATGTCATACTTTCTACGGTTAATGCAGGTTTCATAATACTACCTGTACTAAATTGTATTCCCTTACCCGACTGGTATCTAAAATATCTACGTGTTTGTCTAATTGTCTGATAACCTTGGGAAGACGTTGATGTACTCATAGACACGCCACCGTCGAATGGTCTATGTACGACAGTACTAAAGGGTCTCATGTATAGAATATTAGATGCGAATGGGGCATTTGTGGCAACTAATGGACCTGCCCCGGAAAAATTATAAGCATTTGCTAGTAAAGTATTAGATGTCGGAGTAGCTGATACTACCCAAGATCCATTAAGTTCTTGAGGAATTGTTCCCGAACCGGTTATATTTTGCAACCAAATTCCATTGCCTGGTCGTAAACCATGCGCATTAGTTGTTGAGATAAAAATAACGTTGGATGAAACGCTAACATTGTTTAAGCTAATCCCTGCATTAGAATAATATTGTCCTGCAAAAACATAAGTCTTATTAGGATCATTTGCATCCCAAACAGGTCTGCCTATTGTCTTATATGTGAATGAAGAATTTGGAACAATTGAATGGATCGTGAACCAACCATCTACGTTTGCTTGATCTCTTGAACCTTGAACAAATATTGGCTGACCTACAAATAAGTCTATACCGTTAAGTTGAGTATTAGCAAGATTAACTATAACTTGATTATTTCCTTGGAAAGAACCTGTTATGTTAGAAAACGTTATAGTTCCTTCAGAATTATAGTAAGCAGAAGGTCTAAAATTTAATAATGTTAAAGTTTCCCATTTAGTCGGCTGAATTCCGTATTCAAAGTCTGTATCAATTAACGACTGTGGTTCGGAAACTCTCATTTTCCCAACAGGGTCCAATAAAGTTTCACTTGGAGTTATTTCTTGATAAGTTTCTTCAGTTAAGATAGATAACTTATCTGTACTTGCCATTGAAGATGTATTATATGACAATACAATTATTGTATTTTCTAGACCAGCATTGATACCACCCAATGTTATACTATTCGTATACGACGCGGCACCTAAGTTAGGATCACTAAAATTAAAAATTACTGTATTTCTAGTTACATTTGTAATTAATAGTAACTGTTCTCTGCGAATATTTTTACCTCTAATAGTAACAGTCCTTGTCGCAGGATCAAACGTATACTGTTCTAAAATTACATGCTTTGCCATTTGTTTTTAATCTCCTAGAGCTATGGTACCCGGGTGAAAGGGGTATCGCCTTTGTTGTGCTGTTTGGCTTCTGTTTCTAAATATAATCGAACAATGGCTTCCTGAAGGCGGTGCTTGATAAAAAAGAATATTATCTCCAGAAACCCTAAATCCTTTGTATGAATCAAAAGTTGTTATCCAAGGGTAAGTTGCTTGTCTTACGTATGGTGAAATAGGATAAAAATTTATAGACACATCCAAATCTTTTGAATCAACAATAGTGTATCCCATTTTGGTATAGATGTTTGCATAATCCAACGTTAAGCCAAATACAGTTTTATCTCCATCAAACTGAAAGGAAATATCGTCCATTACGACAACTGGTATGGAATCTATACTTGATGCTTTTATTTTAGTTAGAGCCATTTTCTTCCCTAATTAGTATCCCTTATATTTATATTACTTTAAATCTGTGTTCTTCAGAGAAAGCACCGAACTCTTGTCGATTTCAATGGAATACTTGGATTTCTTAACCTTTGGTCTCTGACGTAATAACATATTTGCCCCTATTACAAGTAGAATAGCTAAGGGGTCAAACACAAATACAAGGATTACTATAACCATTCTCACTGCTTTATCTATAGTCTCAGTATCATTTTGACCATAGAATAATTCTGCAACATACTTTATAGGCCCCAACTCTGAAGCAGCCTTTTTGATCTCCAAGGAGATAGGGGACTTCTCTTCCGTAAGACTCTGTATTTCTTTTTGCGACCTAATAATCTCATCAGACGCTCGTGTGCGCTCTTTCTGTTGGGCTTTGCGGATTTGGTTCGACCTTTCAGCCCCCCTTTCGTCCGACGAGCGTACCATGATTTGGTCAACTGCCGCATCCAACTGTAAGAGACTTTTGCGATTAGCCTCGATGGTTTCTTTAAGCGTTTTGATCTTCTCATCATATATCATTTCCTTTTCAACTAATGGTGCCAATTTTGCAGAATTCTCAATATGCGCTTTTGATAGATATCCAAATATGCCTAAGGAAGTAATTGCTGAAAGAATAATAACACTAAGTACAAAATATGTTCTTAGCAACCAATTTACTTTATCCCACATTCTATATATGAAGGATGCTGTAACTAACTTCCCTAACTCTAATACTGCTCCCATAGTAACTATAGGCCAAAATGCAGCGGAGAATATTAGTGTAAGACCTATGATTGAAAAGTATCCTGCAACTGCAGATATACCTAGAGCAGTTAAAAGTAATATGTAAGTAAATATTCTATCATTCGTCATACGATTTCAAATTTAAACGCAGAATAATATATGTTACTTGTATATCTAACATAAGACGCGGTATTGCCTCCTAAAAGAGTAGGAATGCCTCGACCAGGCCCTGAGGGCCAAGGGCCAACATACACCTCATTAAGGGCGGTAACTACTGCTTCACCCCCAAAAACTGCAGTTATGTTATTCGCAGTCCTTAAGAAACTTCTATAAAAAGGGCCACCTGTTATTCCAAGTAAAAAATATCTTTTTGCTGGAATAGTTACTGCAGTCTGTGTTGCTGCTTGATATAAAGTATTCGCACTATAACTAGCAGAAATAGCAGCAGATAATGCAACATCTACATTGGAATTAAAAGATGATTTGGTATTAGTTGCTGTAGATGAGGCTTGATATAACGCTATAGTATTACTTCCGCTACTACGTGGAATAGGTCCCCAACGATTTGCTCCGGTAAAAAGACGTATTTGCTTATGTGCATAAAATACTTGCCATACCATATTATTGGTATCATATACAAAATCTGATCCTCTAACTGTACTTGAGTTTGTTGTATAAAAATAAGTATTAGATGTCCAGGCAACTTGTGTACCTATTGATACATTTGCATCTCCACTTATAACCCCTAAATCTGGAGGAACAGGAGACACATTTATACCTGCACCTTCGAAAATAAAACCTGGGCCTGTTATCTGCATATCTTACCTATTATAGATCTGTTGTGCTGGTTGTTGGGAATGCTCTAGTATTTCCTGGCCAAATAATTCTTACGGCACCTCCCGCTCCATCACCTGATCTACCATAATTTCCGCCAAAGAATACATTATCAAAGTTGTTAGCACCACCTCCACCGCCGCCATACGAACCACCTGTACCGCCTTGACTCACCCCTGCACCAGAATACACACCTCCGCCTCCTGCTGGAGCTCCTGACCCGCCAGTTCCTCCACCTACAGGTGCGTTTGAAGTCATATATGTCCCGCCTATACCACTGGAACCTTCTCCTAAAATTCCAGTACCGCCGCCGGCGCCGCCACTACCACCTGAACCATCTCCGCCTTCAAAACCAGCACCGCCACCTCCACCGCCACCGGAACCATTAGTTCCATTATACGTGCCACTTACATAACCACCATTGCCGCCGTTGCCAGAATAACCACCAGCACCACCGCCACCCGTTCCTGCAAAATTGTTTTCAGCAAATCCACCATTGCCGCCGTTGCCTCCGCCATACGTACCATATACGTTACTTACAAAATATGTTCCTCCGGCGCCACCTAGCAATCCGCCTGTCGCTTCGGTATTGTTCGAATTAAATCCTCCACCATATGCAATAATAATATTTGCACCTGCATTGGATTTAAAATAACTAGATTGGCCTGCGCTGCCTCCGCCTTGCGTTATGGAACCTGTTCCTCCGGCTCCAACTATAATCATATGTGTTGTGCCGGGCACAACTGGAATATCATTAACGTATCCTAATCCGCCACCGCCTCCTCCTACCCCTGCATCACCATCTTTGCTTCCACTATCATTACCTACTGAACCAGATTTGCCGCTTCCGCCTGCGCCAATACAAACTACCGAAACACTTGTTACGTTGTCTGGTACTGTCCAATAATATATACCGGGGGTTACGTAAGCTTGTTGACCAGTAACAATTGCCGCCGCTGTCGGAGGTTTTGTACTAAATCTTCCTGATATTGCTACTCTACCTTCTATTTTCATGAACTACCCTAACTTTAAATGTGTTCTATGTACTCTGCATTGAATCTGACTATTATAATATAGATTAGTTTCAAGTACTTCTCGCAGCATTTGTTCTTTGGCTTCTAAATAATTACAAGATCCCTTATTAGGGCAGACATGTAATATTTCTCTGGTGAAATTTTCTTGACCTATTTCCTGTACGTCTTTTTTAACCTCGTCCGAGGATGACCAATAGGTACGCCAATCTGATTCTACTTTTAATCTTTTTTTCTTGCCTTTAACTACTTTAGTTTTCTTAAACCAAAATAGTTTTTTACCTATATATTTTCTGCCTGTTAGATTATTGGTAATTAAATACACATATCCATACGCATTTTCAGGAACCTCTTCTAAAGGTTCATTCTTATATATCCACATAATAAATACCGATTCTAAATTAGTATTTATTATGGCTGTCAACCACCTCCCAGTAATCTCCATCTTCTACTATATGGTCTGTATCGTTGCTAGGTGGTACTAAAAAGTAATCATCAGGGTCAGTCATAACATCTTCAATACGTTCTGTTGCTAAACCCTTACCCATAACTCCAGTCTTATGCTGCATTGTTACTTGTATAGACTTTTTATATCTATGACCCTCAGATTCATCCTTGGCCATGTATTCTTTTTGTTTCTGCGAGAATACTTTTTTTTGTGCCGTTGTCCATTGTCTAGAATTGGCACAAACCCGGCTACAAAATGTGCCAGGTTTTTTGTGCTCTGTTCCGCATTTAGGACACGTCTTCATCTTCGCTATTATCTACATACCTATCTTCTTCTTCCTCATCCATTGCAGTACCGCAAAAAGGACAATGTGTTACTTTGTAGTAGTTTTCGTCTAGTTCGTGACTTATTTTGAAGACGGCGTCACATTCGAAACATTCGTAGTGTTTTCTGGCCATGTTATTCCTCTCTTTTTTACTTCAGCTTCAAACACTCGTTTTCGTAAATCTGTCGAGCTAAAGTAATGATCTCTTTTATTGTAATGGAATCGAATTCCTCGCTTAAGGCATATATCTTTGCCGGTAAATTCTTTGTCCATATATTCTTCACCGAGAATACGTGTATCAATTGGCAAAGTCATTAGAATATCTTCTAATTCCTTCTCTGTACTATATATGACTACTTCATCTACATATCTGCAGGCTTTAACTTGTATTTGCCTTTCAATAATAGATTGTACTGGTTTGTTTTTTGTTTCTCGATCTAATGTAGGATCTAATTGAATGCCTACAATCAAATAATCACATTGTCTTTTAGCTTCTTCAAGCATAACAACGTGACCTGCATGAAATAAATCGAATGTCGAACAAGTAAATCCTACTGTTTGGTTTTTCATAGTTGCTCCACTTCAATTTTACATTTATCTAAAAATTCTATACCTGCGTTACTTCTATAGGCATGACGATAAAAAACTTTTTTGATACCCGCAGTATATATAAGCTTAGCACAATCCAAGCAAGGTGCGTGTGTTATGTACATATCTGCATCTTTTCCTGCCTCAGAAGATTTTGCAAGCTTGGCAATAGCATTTGCTTCAGCATGTATAACTTCTGGTTTAGTTTTTAGCTCTACATGCATATCATCAATATAAGTGTGATCCTCGCAACTATTATCCCAACCTGCAGGTGTACCATTATAACCAATAGATATTACTCTATCTTCTTTAGTTATAATTGCACCAACCTTCAATCGTATTGCATGGGATAGCTGACTATATGTTTCGGCTACCTGTAAATGGGCATAATCAATCTTTCTCGGCATTCCATTTTCCTTTAGGACAGCTAGAAGATTTAATTCTAGTCTTTGCCCATATAGAACAACCACATGCATCACAGGATTCTATTCCGACAAAGGTTTTTAAATGCTCGCAAGAGTTACAAATATCTCTTCGTATTTGTACGAAGTTTACTTGTTTTTTCAATTTTTCTATTTCCATATTATATTGTCAATATATCTTTATTTTCCTCAACAAATGCGATTAACGCATGTGTGCCTATTTTCACTTGCTCTTCAGTTAATTTTAATCCATACGCATCACTTAATAAATGAAGTATTTCATGATATACTGCAATTCTTTGTGTTTGCTCAGTATGTTCTTTATTAATAGAAATTAGTTGACGATTGAAATCTGCTGATCCAACCAATCCATTCATTTCTTCTTTTGATTTTAATTCAATGTTGTAAGTTATTCCTGCAATTTTAACCATATCCATAAATTTATGCGGCTTTGCCCCACACCTCATTCCAGTTTCCACTTAATGCACCTTTAGCATAATCTGTTGCTCTATTCTCAAAGAAGTTAGTATGTGTAGGTGCGTTTATCATTTCCTCAACCCAAGGTAAAGGATTCTTTTTGCGCTTAAAGATACCTTTAAGACCAAGACTAATTAGTCTTCTATCAGTAATGTAGCGAATATATTCTTTAACATCTTCTACCGTTAAGCCTTGAATAGCGCCAGATTTGAAAGCAAGCTCAATAAACTTATCTTCCAGATCAACCATCTTCTCCGCAATCGTGTATATCTTCCCTTTAAGCTCATCGTTCCATATCTCCTTGTTTTCTTCGATATAGGTACGGAACAATTTAATCATTGACTCAGCATGTTGTGTTTCATCCACAATAGACCAAGTAATAATTTGCCCCATGCCTTTCATTTTGCCATGGCGTGCGAAGTTAAGTAGCATGATAAAGGAACTGAATAGTTGCATTCCTTCGGTGAAAGCGCTAAATACTGCAATGTGAGTAGCAGTAGAAGCCCTATCGCCATTCTGTGAGCTAATACTAAGAACATAATCATGCTTATCCTTCATTTCTGTGTATTCTGAAAATTCACTATATGTAGACTCAGGCATACCAAGTGTTTCGATAAGGTGAGAATAGGCAGCAATATGTAGAGCCTCTCTCGCTGCAAACCCTGCAAGCATCATCCTCACTTCTGGTTGTGGGAAGTATGGAAGGTAATTCTTGACATAACCTCCAGCTACGTCCACGTCTCCCTGTGTAAAGAATCGAAAGATGTTCGTCAAGAACTGTTTCTCTGACTCGGTTAACTTTTTCTTCCAATCCTTGACGTCCTCCAACATAGGTACCTCCGTATGGAGCCAATGCGATTGCTCGTGTTTTAGCCATGCGTCGTATGCCCAGGGATAATTAAATGGTTTGAATGAACTTCTTTCGTCTGTTAATTTACTTTTTGTTTTTGTCATTACTTTCCTTAGTTATTTCTTGTTCTTTTTCGTACATTACCGTATCGGTATCCCCCAATGCCCATTTTGGATTTTGCTCAACGACATATTTCTTGGTGCAAACTTTAAAATCAGGAAACTTTAATTCTTTTGGATTACTTGCTGCGTCTAAAAACAAACACCTATTGTTTGGTTGTGCTGCATACTGACCATTATCTAATTCTATAAAATTAAAACTTTTGTGATCCTCTGGCCACTCTGCATAACTTGTGTCTATAATATTTAAGTCAGGAGCAGAATGGTCTACTGTAAACAAATAATTACCTTGATAAAATTGTTTGTCTTTGGCATAAAACTTGGCAGATAAATTTCT